CAAGTCAGCAGTCGCAAACGTGATCGCATCTTTGTGATAGATCAAGTTTTGTGGATATGCTGTAGCCGATCCACCCAAGAACGTCAACACGGCGCTAGAGGCTGGGAACGCACTGATAGTAGCCAAGGCGTTTGCCGGTGTGTACATTGGAGGTTGAACTGACAAAGTTGCAGTGGTTGTTGACGAAACAGTAACGTCAGCAGTCACAACAAACTGTTGCAGCGAACCAGTGGTTTGACGGGTTTGTGGGTTAACAGCGTAGACACCAGCGATGGTGAACACGTCGCCAATTTTGAACGTAGGCGAGCCGCTTGTGAAGCTGATGGCCAACGATGTAGAGCCTTCAGTTGCAACGGTTGTAGCTACGATAGGAGCAGTCGGTGTCACGCCGGTTGTGTGTTGCACAATCGATTGCGACATATTGACTTCGTCTAAGCCCAAAATGCCTTCGCCCATCATGCCGTTTTTAAACTGGCGGCTGATAGTGCCGGTTGGGTTAAACAGGCCTTTCATACCCTCGACTAGACCGGCGTTAGCAGCGGGGTTAACCGTTGCGTAGCGTTGATCCATTGGAGTGGCGAACTCGTTAAGCTTCTGGTTAGCTTGGAGCAAAACCAAAGAAGTTGCAGGAGTCGTGCCTGGTGTGCCCACCGAATTGTAGATGCTCTTGTACGCGTTAGCGACGTTTGCGTCTACGGTTGAAGCCAATTGGCTTACGCGAGGTTTAAGCACACGTTCTGCAAAGTCATCCAATTGCATGGTGAGTTCGGCAGAGGTGAAGTTAACACCAATGTGCTGTTGGCTTGACACGGTCAAGGTTGTGTATTGCTCGTTGTCGTCCTGAACTTGCAGGGCGGCACCGTCGGTCACCAGTGCGCGGTCGGGTAAGCGAATACGCAGAGTAGAGCCGATTTTAGCGCCTTCAACGGCGAACGAGTCGTCATACTGACGGTTTACATTGCGTGTGAGCACCAGATTGTTCTCGAGGATCTCGAGGGATTTACGGGTGATCATATCAATGGTTAGAATGCTATTTGCCATGATAATTCCTAAAATAAGTTAGCGGAGGCGCGCTTCCTGCTTCTTCATCTGTCGCAGTCTTTCGGCTTCAATCCACTCAGATGTAGACATAGTCTTAATCGAGCGTGGATCAGTCGTGTCGTAAGATGGCGAACCAGTCGTACGGGCTGTTACAGGTGAAATCGGCGATGGTGCGTTTGATGTCTTTTTAATCGGTGGGTTTGAGGTTAATTGTGCCTCAAGCTTTCCGATCTCTTTGGCTTGCAAGAAAGGCGAAAGTTTAGAGATCCGTTCAGCTTCCTTGGGGTTTGCTCCTAAGTGGTAAGCCACTTCGGGGCCAATGTCCGAGGCCTGAATGGTCTGGGCCATCACGGTGGTGATTGGTAGATTCGGGTTATAGGCGACTTGTTCAAAGTCGTCGTACTTGGCTCGAACCTCTTCCTCTTTATCGTGATACGCGTTCAGTATCTCTGTTTGCTGCTTGCGCTGTTCGCGCTCGGCTAGTTTTTGCTCTGCACGTTGTTCTGCCAATGCTTCGACATAATCTTCGTTTGAGGCAAACTGCTCGGGCGTAACTGGCACTTGCGGCGCGACAGGTTGAACTGCTCGCTCCCGTTCCCACTTTCGCTGCTCGCGTGCGAGCCGCTTGCCGATGGCTGCGTCTAATTCCTCTTGTGAGAAGGTCTTAGGTGCTGCTTCGGGTACTTCCGGCGCTTGTACTTCAACTACCGGTTCTGCCGTAACTTCCGGTGTTGGCGCGGGCACTTCCGCTTGGCTTACTTCGTCTGACATTTGTAACTCCGAGGAGTCCTGGTGGATCGCACCAGTACGATTAGTATATTACTTAGAGTCTTAAGGCACAAGTACCCAAGACTCTGTAGCTTCATCCCAGACGTAATTTTTTCCGTCTGTTGGATAGGGAACAGGTGCTTCCCAATAATAGGTTTGTGGGTCTAGCACCCATGAGGGAAACGGTTGAGGCGCGTAGAACACGCCAACGACACCTTGAATGACAACGGTCGTGTCAAGCG